ATACTTAAACACACAAGGAAAAAATTATACAGTAGAAAGAATTATGCCTACTCCGTATACACTAAACGTTAATATTGATATATGGAGTACAAATACTGAACAAAAATTACAAATAATGGAACAGATATTAATGCTGTTTAACCCAAGTTTAGAAATACAAACTACAGACAATTATGTTGACTGGAGTAGTTTGTCTGTTGTTGAACTAACTAATGTTAATTTTTCTAATAGAGCTATTCCAATTGGAACAGAATCTGAAATAGATGTAGCACAATTAGGATTTACAACTCCTATATACTTAAATCTTCCAGCTAAAGTTAAAAAGTTAGGTGTTATTACAAGTGTGGTAATGAGTATATTTGATGAATCCAAAGGTACTATTGATTTAGGAAATAGTACACCTCAACTAATGGCCTATTCTGATGCTGAATCATCTCATCCGCAAATGGATAAAGAAAATGATAAAACAGTACGAAGTGGCGTAAACATAGGTATGACAACATATAAAGATTATGACATTATTGTAATGAATAACATTGCACAAATAGCTGATAGGGGTGTAGTAGGCTCTATACAATGGGACAAAGTTATTGAGGCATTACCAGGATCGTTTAGAACAGGATTATCACAACTACAACTTAAAAGAAAACTTTTAGAAGGTGAAGCAGGAAGTATTAGTGTAAACGGAACTGTTGCTATAAATGAATTAGACAGAACACAGTTAATAATAACATATGATGCTGATACTATTCCAACAAATACAGATTTAACTTCTCCAAGTGGACGTAACAATACAGGTTCTGTAGATTACATAGTTGATCCTTTAAAATTTAACCCAGCAACTTCTCAAACTGCTGGACTAAGATTACTACTTTTAGGTGCAATTAACACTAGTTCCAATATAGGCGTTGCAGGTTATGATGGCCCAGATGCATGGAAAAATGCAGATAATACAGATTTTGCGGCTGGTGAAAATGATATAGTTGAATGGGACGGTACTAAATGGCATGTTGTTTTTGATGCTAGTACTGATGCTGGAACAACTACAAAATACGTTACAAACCTAAACACAGGTGTTCAATATAGATGGACTGGCACAGAATGGATACTTTCATTCGAAGGCGAGTATCAAAAGGGCACTTGGCGCCTTTCATTTTAAGATAATTATTTACATGAGCGAAGAAATCGTATGTAGTGGTGCCCTCTTCTATTGCTTGACAAGTAAAAGATTCTTACTACTACACAGAACACAAAGTAAACAAAAAAATGTATGGGGATTAGTTGGTGGAACTAATGGAAAAAATGAATCTCCGTGGCCTGCATTACAGCGTGAAATAAACGAAGAAGTCGGAAAAACTCCAAAAATAATTAAAACTATTCCTTTAGAAACATTTGTTAGTACAGACTCAAAGTTTCATTTTCATACGTACTTGTGTGTTGTTAAAGAAGAATTTCTACCATCTTTAAACGAAGAACATGATGGATATGCTTGGGTAAGTTTTGGAAAATGGCCAAAACCTTTACACATGGGTTTAAGAAATACACTTCAAAATAAAACAAACCAAACAAAATTACAAACTGTATTTGATCTAATAGGAATTTTAGAGAATGAAACGAATTAAAAATATTACAATAGTAGGTGGAGGTTCTGCGGCATGGTTGGCGGCAACTTACATACAAAATAATTTTTGGGATTTACCTATTACAGTAATAGATAAAGAAGTTGGTAATCCTATAGGAGTAGGAGAAGCAACTGTACTTACATTCACACAGTTTTTAAGGAAATGTGGTATTAATTTACCTCAATGGTTTAAACATGTAGATGGTACTTACAAATCAGGAATAGATTTTCCGCATTGGAAAAATCCTAAAAATAGAGTCTGGCATCCTTTCTATTTAAATAGATCGTACTTTGATATAAAATGTACTCAATACGATATTTGGGCTCAAAAACAAGATTTAGATTTTCGTAAACATGCATTACCTTGCTACGATACAATAATGGAAAATAAATTAGATCTGTATAATAGTTTTGAAACACTAGCATATCATATTGACGCAGGAAAGTTAGTAAAAGAGTTACAAAACATTTGTAAGAATACTGTACAAGTAATTAAAAGTGATGTTGTAAAAGTAAACAAAGACCTAGATGGCTTTATAACAAGCCTTGAACTAAAGAATGGTGCAACACATACATCTGACTTTTACCTAGACTGTACGGGCTTTATTTCGCTGTTAAAAGACCAAAAAAAGAAGGAATTACTAAACAGTAGATTGTATACTAACTCTGCTGTTGCTGGTCATGTACCATACGAAGACTACGAAAACGAATGTACACCTTACGTAAAATGCCCAGCTGTAGATCATGGTTGGATTTGGAAAATTCCTGTTCAATCAAGGATAGGTTCAGGATTAGTATTCAATAGAGATATTACAGATCCTGATACAGCAATGCAATACTTCAGCGATCATTGGAATGGAAGAGTAAAGCCTGAAGACTTAAAACTAATAGACTGGACCCCGTATTATAGTGAAAACTTTTGGGATAAAAATGTTGTATCAATTGGGCTTAGTGGTGGGTTTATTGAACCATTAGAAAGCACCGGACTTGCTAGTATGACATATGGTGTAGAGCAATTAGCTTTACATATACCTCAATATGTTTATAGTGAAGATAACATAGAAACTTACAATAGGTCTATGATGTCTTGGTACTCTGATGCTGTTGACTTTGTTGGCAGTCATTATGCAGATACTGAATGGGATACTGATTTTTGGAACTATGTAAAAGACGTGCATGTAAAATCTGACAAGCACTTATGGTATGAAGAATGGTTAAAAGATCCGCATAGATCTTTCTATAGTGATGTATCGAGTCCACACTTATTCCATCCACAAAATTGGCAACTATGGTTAATCCAAATGGGATATCCTGTTAATAAAGACATTAACCGAATACCTCCTATGCAAATTGATTATGCAATGACACAATTTTTACGAGCAGAAGAAATAAGAAGAAGAACAAGTATAAGTCATATTGATGCTATTGAAACTACAAACATGGGTCTTGATTGGTATGCAACATACAACGGCCAACGTGAAGGTTTCATGATATGAAGATAATAGTTTTAGGCGGTGGTACAGCTGGTTGGTTGGCCGCACTAATGATATCAAAAATTAGACCTGAGCATAATGTTACTGTAATAGAAAGTTCTAAGATTGGTATAGTTGGTGCTGGGGAAGGAAGCACAGGCGCTCTTACAAATATAATACATAACGAAATGTGGAATTTAGGTTGTGTTGAAAAAGACTTTATTAGCGAATGTGATGCAACAATTAAGTTTGGTATTAAACATATTGGTTGGAATAAAGATCCTAAAGCTCATTATTATGGTCCTATTGATGGATCTCCTACAAGTGGTGATGTTGCAGATGTAGTATTTTTACATGCACTAGGGTACAGGGAGCAAGATTTACTACACATATCAAGTGAACTAGGATATAAAATACATCATAATAAAAATAGTTTTGTTGAACCAAGCGGTAATCATGCTTATCATTTTGATGCACATAAAGTAGGACAGTATTTTAAAAAGATATCAACAGATGTTAAACATATTGATGCAGAAGTAAATGAAGTTATAACAGATTCAGAACATGGATGGGTTACAGAATTAAAACTTAGTAATGAACAAAGTATTAAAGGCGATATTTTTATAGATGCTAGTGGATTTAATCAAGTGCTTATGAAAGCAGTTGGCGGAAAATGGAAAAGTTATAAAGAAAATTTGCCAGTTAATAGTGCATTACCTTTTTTATTACCTTATGAAGAAGATGAAAAAATTGAACCAGTAACAAATGCTTGGGCTCAACCTAACGGGTGGTGTTGGCAAATACCTACAATACATAGAAGAGGTTGTGGATATGTTTTCTGTGATGACTTTGTAACGCCAGAGAAGGCTCAAGAAGAATTAGAATTAAACTTAGGTAAAAAAATAGATCCTATTAGATTACTTAAATTTGATAGTGGCAGACAAGAAAACTTATGGATTAAGAATGTGTTATCTATTGGATTGTGTGCGGCTTTTGCTGAACCATTAGAAGCAACAAGTATACACACAACTATTTTTCAATTAAAACATTTTATATTCAGCTGTTTAGGTAAAGAAAGAGATGAAACGTGCAATCAAGGACAAGTAGCAGACTATAATCAAAAAAATGCACATCTTTATGATACAATGAAAGACTTTCTTGTTGCTCATTATACATGCGGTCGTAACGATAGTGAGTTTTGGAAATATATTGACAGTGGACAAACAACAACTGAGTTTGTAAAAACAATGCATGAAGTTTGTAAAAATAGAGTACCAAATCATACGCTATTTCCAAGGCATGAAGGGTGTGCAGGATGGCCTCTTTGGAGTTATGTATTATCAGGTACTGGTAAAATAACTGATGATACTTGTAGGAAAGAGTTACACTACAATAATGATGTTAAGATTGCCGATACTGCTTATGTTTATCATGTTAGTCAACACGATACTAAAAGTAAAGACTTACCAGACAATACTAAATTTATAAAGGACATGCAGTGATAAAAATTTATGGCGACATCATGTTAGACAGATGGGTCTATGGGTCGTGTGATCGAGTAAGTCCAGAAGCTCCTATACTTGTTATGAAAGAAGATGAATACAATTACAGTATTGGTGGTGCAGGTAATCTTG